ATCTTTTGTTTCTAAGTCTATAGCAATATGTGAGTATTTTCTTAAATCTGGAAAAGATTCAGGACAGACCCACTCTATGGGTGCTTCAAACATTAGTTATGAGGACATCCTTTCTTCCATTCTTTATAACCTTTGATCCAGTCTTTACCGGAAGTTTCTGGTGGTTTAATCATTCCCCACGAGTTTTGTGGAGGGTAAGTTCTTTCTGCTTCTTCCTTCGTAATACCAGCATTTCGGTATTCCTCTTCTTCTGTCATAGGTATTAATGGGTAATCTCTTTCCAATATCATATCTATATAATGCTTTGCTTTTTCTAAGTCTTGTCTTTCTCCTTTATGTTTGTGACGGCAGATATACTTAATAGCATTACCTTCTGCAAAAGGCAAATTGTTCTTGTTTATAAACTCACTTGGTTGAATCTTCATCTTTCGGTAGTGTGATCCACCGATCTGTTTATCGTATGCACTCATTCTATTATTCCTCCTATGGTGTAAAACTCATCATGCAATGGTGCCATCAGATAGAGTTTGTTTTTAGCTCGAGTTATCGCCACATAAACTAATCTATGTTGCGCATCTGGATTGTTTCTAGCTTCCTGATAAGGTTTGACTTGATTTTCTGTTCCATAATCTGGAAAAACTAAAACATTTTCACATTCTCTTCCTTTTGATCCATGCATAGTACACAACTCTATTCTTGTGTCGTGCATTAAATCATCTTTTTTTTCTAATAAACTTTTAATATAATTCTTAACTTCTTCCTCGATGTGTAATTGCTCCCAGCTTCCTGTCACGAGTAACCCGTGTTTTTCTTTTAGTTCTTCTAAGGTTACATTTTCCACATGATCTAATGTCTTGCCACTAGAAAAACCATGTTTAACATGTCCTGCTTGAGAACTTAAAAATTCTTTATAAACAGATTTAGCGTCTTCTTTACTAACTCTTATTCCATTATTTAGTTTAATCCATGTTTGATAGGCTTGTAAAACTTCATTAGGTAAAACACTATTTACTTTTCCAGTAAATCTTATTCCAAGTCCATAAAAATGTTCTCCAATCTCTTCCAGCAATTTATTAGTTTGAGCCAATATCATCCACTTGCCTTCAGAAAAATCTATTTCATCTAAGTACATGTTTTCAAGAATCTCTCCTTCAGCATCTCTTGCATTCCATTTTTTATTTACTCTATTTTCCTTAGTAATTTGAGATATAACTTCTAATGCTTTTTTATGTACTTTTCTTGGAACTCTGTAAGAGTCTTCTTGAGGATCAAAAGTTCCTTGCAAGTTTACAAATATATCAGGCTCTGCACCTTGAAAACCATAAATTGTTTGGTCATCATCTCCTGCAATGTAGGATCGTTTACACTGATTCTCTATATAAAAAAACATTTCCCATTGTAAAGGATTTAAATCTTGAGCTTCATCAAGAAACACAGCTTCAATATCAGGACACTTTTTTCTTTTAATAAATAATTTAATCATGTCGGAAAACTCTATCATTCCTGTGTGCTCTTTAAAGGTTTTTAAATCCTGTTCTAATTGTATGGTAAAATCAATATCTACGGATTCATGTTTACCTAGTTGTATTGCAGATTCTTGTAAATCAATTTTTTTTGATCTAGCATATTGTATAATTTGCATATGATCATTTTCATAAGTGGGATTACCTGAAGCATCTATTTTTGTTACAAAAGAAATATTGGCATAAGCCTCATGATTAGGATAATTTTGAAATATTCTCCATTTTTTCTTACCACTTAATAAGTTTTTCTTAGTATCTATTTTACATTCCCGTGTGCCTAAAGAGTGCATAGTAGAAACATAAAGAAGATTATGATTTATTCTTTCATCTCTTGCCTCAGTAGCTGCTGCATTACTAAAGGTAATATAAATAATTTTTTGAGGATCTGTTTTTAAAACATTAATTTCATTTTCTAGATGATGATTAACTAGTCTAAAAGTTTTTCCTGTTCCTGGAGGACCATGAATAATTGTTCGGTTTATTCCCATGGTTCCTTCTCTCGCTTATTAACTCTAGGATTAGGTCTTGTTAATTTAATAGTAGGCATTACTAATAGTCTTTCTGTTTTACTTCCTATTTTAGGAGTTTCTTCTGTAACACTAAACAATGTTTCCATTAATCTAATAGTTTTTTGTTTGGGATACGTTTTATCAGGCCAAGATTTTGTTCTTAACAAAAACTTCCAAAAGTTTTTAAATTTAAAGAACGTTTTTCCTTCTCTGTTTGTGTATGATATTCCTCTTAATACATCCTTCATTTCTTTGCCTGGAGTTTTATTAATATAATCCGCTAGTATTTCTGTTAATTGAACATCTATTTTAGAGGAAGATGGCGCTGGGATTGTTTCTAAATCTTTAAAAAGTTTTATTAATAGTTTTCTCCATGAATGTTTTGGAACAGGCATCATAGGTTTACCTATTTGATTCATACAAGATAATGAAAATTTTTCAGGATCGTGTAATGTTGCATCTTCAACTTCAACACTTTCTCCTCCAATCGATACAAAATAAATAGGTGGGTCTGAATCAAATTTTCTAAGCTCAGTTATTTCTGGTACAGGACCGTCATCTCCAACACCAAACTCTCTTGTAACACATTTCTTAGCATTACAAAAACTAACTATGGGTTCATTTTTACATTTATATTGATAATCTTTATTTCCTACGGATGCGATAGTCTTAACCATTTCTTGACTATTACAAGGTGGCTTCATGTATTTTGTATTATACTCATCCATTTTTTTCTGCCAAATACCTTCGTCATATCTTTTTTTAAGATACACTCCTACGTTATACATACAATCATTTCTCTTACCTTCTCCAACACCTTCTGATAAAAGTGATTCAAGACAAGGAGGTATCCCTTTAAAATCATCTTCTTTTTCTTCTGTTATTTCTTTTTTTATTTGGAACTTATTAAGTTGATTCTCTGTTAGTGCTTTACTTTCATAAAAAGTAAAGAACTCAGATAAAGTAATACTTTCTCCTTCATCATTAAAAGCATACCTAACTGTTTTTCCATTACCATGATAAGGTAAATTTAAAAAACTACCTGTATCTCCTCTATCAACTCTTATGTAATCTTGTTTAGGAAATATCTCTGCTTTTGCATGACCCATTGCAGATGCAATCATTTTTAATTTTTCTCTCATAACAATTGCAGGTACTTTAACTTTAGTAAATATAAAACAATGTGCACCTCCTGATTTGGATCTAAAAAGAATGGTAGGTATTTTCTTTTCTTTTAATTTTTGAATAAATTTTTTATGATCAAAAGGATAAGTATCAATATCAATACAACCCCATTTACATTTATTATCACTACCTATAGGAACAATTCCTAATGCAGGGTCTTTTCCATCTAAATGATCCTGCCAAAGTTTATCAATAGGACGTTTAGTAATAGTAAACGATTTGGTTTTATGTTTACCTTTTTCACTAAATTGATCCGTCTTAACTGTTTGACCGTAGGCGCAGTCTAGACCTTCAAATATCTCTTTAAATTTTTCTAAATCTTTCGTCATAACTTTAATATGGGCGAGTTAAGTCTCCCGCTCTCGCCCACAATTCCAACCGGAATGGAATCTTATGATATTTTTCCGTTAGCCTGATCAGTTCTACTGCAGCTCTCATAAAACTTCTTAGCTCTAGCATATAGATTTGTATCAGTTATTTCTCCAACCTTGGTTATACTATAACCATACCATTCATTACCTTTTCCAGTGTTCTTAACTGAAGATAACTTATAGATGTGGCTGAAAGGTGGCGGTGTGTATGGACCGTTTTTTCCATCTTTAGTAATGCTCATCATCGCGGAAATCCATTTTTTGGAAATCTTTCTTTGTGATGAAGACATAGATATCAAAGCTGTTTCAGTTACATTACCATCTGATATGATGACAAAATGCTGAGCAGTTGTTTGAATATAATTACCATTAGGTAATCTATCTTTGCCTAGTGCATCTTTCGTTGTTTTAGAAAGAATATCACTATTACCAGGAAATATATTCTCTGGTCTTCCTGAGCCTGTACCAAAGTCAGCCCACTCTTGATATTCTAATCTGTAATGACAAGGTATGACTGAAATTCCTTTTTCTCCGTCATACAGTTTTCTTGTCACTGTATTAAAAAACATACCAGATTCAGCACCTTCAACATAATTAGAATGTTTTCTTTGTGCCTCCCCTGATCCGTTTTGTAGAAGTTTCAAAATAGGTAGAGCAACACTTTCTTGATCTACATTCTCAAAACCTAACTTAGCATCTGCTTCAAACATAGCGCTTGATGGCAGACCTGCTTCTTCTTTTTTTACTACTTGCTTCTCGCTTCTAGTTTCCATTATCTAGTTTCTCCTATCGTTTGGTTATTTTCGTTTGGTTACCTACAAACGTGTTAAAAAGATCCGCGGGCATATCTTTTCCAGATTCGGTACGCTCGCGAACCACTGCTTTTAAAGTCTGATTATGTACCCCTATTTTCTGGATGGGTT